ATTGGATGATAGTAAGGCTGAGTATTAGAGATAAGTTTAAGGGAAAGAAGGTAGGAATATTCTATAAGTTTAAGCAAGAACTAAAGGTACTTATGGCTGTGTACGGTACAGACTATTTAACTACAGACTTGAGTGTCTTCAACGACACTGACAAGTCTATTGCTCTACAGATTGTATCGGGAAGAGAGGGTATATCTCTACGTCAGGCAGATGCTCTTGTGTACTACAACATTGACTTTAGTGCCACATCGTATTGGCAGAGCCGAGACCGTATGACAACAAAGGATAGGCTAAAGAGTGATGTATATTGGGTGTTCTCAAATGGTGGTATAGAACGGGAGATATACAAAGCTGTTTCCAAAAAGAAGGACTACACGATTCGGCACTTCAAAAGAGATTTGCTATCTTTGGTAGGTGACGGAACAGCAGATACAGACGAAAAGAATAAAAGAACTTGAGGAGCAGGGCTATTATGTTATCAAGCTTATCAAGACAAACAAGAACGGAATCCCCGATATAATTGCTATACCCCCTAACTCTGATGTTATATTCAGCGAGGTCAAAAGACCGGGGGGAAAGCTGTCTAAACTGCAGGAGTACAGACTAAAAGAGCTAAAGGACTATGGTAGAACAGAAGTATACAAAGGTGAGTAATATTCAGTATGACATTGACGATTGGTTTATAGAACAGATAAGAGAACTGCCAATGGATTATGCTTTTGATATCGCAACACAGATTACAGAACAGGTAGAGGAACTGCCTAAAAGAAATGGATGGACTCAGTACGTTGCGGGAGTGTCACACGCTCTTGAAGAACCGTTCTTCTTTAGACTTGAATACCTAAACCAAGAGGATGAGCTGTGCTTATTCCTCGGAGTAGAGGAGGTAGATATAGATACCTTCTTAGATTATATAATTGAAAATCAAACACTAAAATTTAATAAAGATGAGAAAGAATCACGAATTAGAAAGACAACTGATACAAATAGTAAATGAAGAATTTAATATAGATATAAAAACGATAAGCAGAAAGAGGGAGATAGCAGACGGAAGGGCTGTGTTCTATAAAATATTGTTTGACAATGAATACTCCTTAACATTGATAGGAGAAGTTATTAATAAGCATCACTCAACGGTTATTAATGGACTGAAAGTATTTGATACAGTGTTGCGTAGAAACAAGTATTATATCGTAGGATACAATAAGTGTAAGGAAAAGTTTGAAGAGATTTGTAATAACTTTATACCCGAAGAGGAACCTCTTATGACTAATGAAGATATTCTAACAAACAAATTAAATATGCTTGAAGAACAGGTAACCTCTTTGAAATCTCAAATAAAATATTTACATTCGTTAAATCGTATATCAAATGAAGTATAATATAAACGACATAGAAAAGATTGTTGACTTCACAACTTGGAGCAGCAAAGAAAAACAGGATGAACTTCTAAGGATAGATGCTTCACTTCATTGTAACCTTGGTACTGACTCTACAAAATCAGATAGAGAATTTGTACGTAAAGAATCAAAGAAAATATACAGGTCATTACAAAAAGTAAACCCACTTCTTAGTGAGTCTTTATTAAACGCTATAGATAAATAAAATGCCAATACCGTCCATTGAGAACGAGAGACTTACCCATATCAATCATATTATGGATGAGCTTCACGACCATATGGATAGCGTATATGAGCATCTTGTGGACAGGGAGATATTCGAATGTGTAAAAGAGCTTGACGGCTGTTTGTTAAAAATAAAAGACTTAAAACAATCATTAGAAGATGGACTCTAAGCCTTGTGCTAAATGCAAAAAGAATAAAACCATTGACAACTATTGGTCTGCAGGAGTAAAGAACGGTAAGAAACATCTCAGACAGACCTGTATAACCTGCTATAGAAAAGTAAAAAAAGATTATAAAAAAAGAAAAAGGGATTGGTACAATAAGGTAAAGAAAAATTTAAGTTGTGCTGAATGTGGATACTCAAAACTAACCCACGAAAAATTCAGCTCTCACGCTTTGGAGTTTCATCATCATAATAAAGACAAGTCTTTTGCAATATCAGATGGGATATACTTAGGTTTTTCAAAAAGAAAAATTGTAGAAGAAATAAAAAAATGTACAGTGCTGTGCTCAAGATGCCACGTAGAAGAACACTATAAATTAAATTAAATATATGTCAGAATCAAAAACAATTTTAAATCAACTAACAGAAGACTTCCCGGATGAAACATTCTTATACCCAACAGGGTATGAAGATTGTGTTGTAGGTCTCCAATACGCATCCAACGTACTCATAATGGATTCCAATAAGATTATCAATAAGCTAATAGTAAACGAGGGATTAAGCGAGGCAGATGCCATTGAATATTTCAACTACAACATTGCAGGTGCAGGAGGAGATGGTTTTCCTATATACGTATACATCCCCGAAGAAGAATGAGCCCTCGTTTTGAAACAGAAAAAGACAGGGACAGAGAACTAAGAGCCATAACAAAATTTGTTGAGCGGTTCAATGGTTCGTTCAAGAAGCTTGACCCATTTGATGTAGACTACAGGGTGTATAACGACAAAGGAAACCTTATAGCTTACATCGAAGTAAAAGGTAGGCTGAGAGAAATGTCTGATGCTTATCCCCTTCCTATATCTGCAACCAAAGTAACTAAGCTATGCGCCAAGAGGTTAAATCCTGTAGTCATATGGGCGTGTGAAGATGGAATTATCTACGGGAAGGTAAACGAGATTGTGGGTGAGGCAAGATGGGGAGGTCGTAAGCCACGTAAAGATGCATACTCCGACGAGGAGCTGATGATATACTATCCCAAACAAAAAACATTCAAGTACGCAAAGTATTATTAGTGTCGCTGACGACACTATCTAATCCTGCGGAACTTTCTTCTTTTCATTTCTGATTCTCTTTTCTTCTTCAGCTTATCTCTATCCTTGGTTCTTTTTTCCGATTGTTTTTTTATCTCCTTTTCACGCTTATCTCTCTCTCCGAACTGTTTTTTGTAAGCATTCGGGTTGTACTCCTTCAAGTCTCTTTCATACTGTTTCTGTTCTGTCTTGGTTCGTTTCCCCTTTGATTCCTTTGCTTTCTTCTCTGCTTCTGTTTCTCCACTCGGCGAGTATGATTTGCTGATACCCAAAGCATCGAAGGTAGCTTGGTCAAACTCCGCCCCATCAGTTCCGAACATATTGTACAGCCCTATGAACGGGTCCGTCTGCATCCCTAATACTACTTCAACTATAGGCTTTAGACTTCCTGCCCATCCATACTTCTCTATTTCTTTATTTACTTTATAGTATATGCTTAAGATAGGATTGGTAACATCACCGGCAAATTTATTCCCGCCAAACTCTCTCTCTGCAAAACTTCCTAATAATGGAATCTGATATAAAAGATTAAGACCCATCATTGCCTCTTTCATTTTCTTAAGAGCCTCATCCCTGTCGTCGTCGTCTCCCTTTATAAACTTAGCGAGGTTGGCTGTCCCCGCGAACATAACATTCGCTATCCCAAGGTTAAGAGCAAATGCTCTAACATCTTTTCTCTTTGGTGCAGCCTTGGCAGCCTCTTTTCTTTTTTGATTCGCCTCCTTCATCTTGCCCTGTGCCGCAAGCATAGATGCCTCTGCAGATAGCCTTAAAGACATTGCCGAATCTCTTCTCATATTCTTGGTTGACTGCATTACCCTGTTCATCTGTAGGAACAATGTGCTTCCGAACATTGTGAAGGAGCGAATAAGTGCGTTGTTATCAAATTGAAGAGGTATTTTATCTGCAGCTCTACGCGACTGCTGTGTGGCGTTGTAATTGTTGAAAGCCTCTACAGCCTCCGTCTTACTCATACCGTTCTTTATGTTACGCTTGTGGTTAATCATATACCCCATCACACCTAAGATATCACCTAACACTGTTGGTGCTGCTGCGGATGTTCTGATTAATGCTCTTGCTCTTTTAAACCTTGATGACTCTTTGTTTACATTCTTAAAAGTTTTAGAACCCGATTCCAATCCGTATACATCACCCTCAATACCCTGCTCAACCCTTCTCTTGAATGTGGCTGACATCTCCATAGCTTGGTGTATCGGTCCATTCTTACCCACTAAGTCCAATGGCAGTGATAATATTGTAGTCGCCGCGTCAAACATAAACCCAAGCGTATCCATTCCGGGGATATATCTTTTTCCTTTACCCCTGTAGTTGTAATCTTCAAAAGCTTGTACGAATGATGATGCCTGCTTTAATATTTGTATCGTCTTAAAGGATAATGCGAATGATGTGAACTGAGTCTGAAGTTTTGTCAGCAGTTTGTTTTTATTCCCGCCTTCTAAAGAAGCAGGATTTATAGCTTGATTAATTGCTATCTTCATAGCTCTTAAAATCTTAGACTCTTGAAGTAATAGACCTACTTCCGGTATGCTAAAGAAATCATTCATCTCACGCACTCCCTCGGCATAAGCCATAAACTTTTCCATTGTCTGCGTGTGATTGTCAAGAGTGCTGAAGAAGTCTGCTCCTACTAAGTCTATGTCTGATTTGTAGTTCTCACGTTGTTTGAATGAATCTGCTGTCTCTGCGTTAAATATACCGCTGAAGTCACCGTTCTCTAAAATTCCACCCGTTTCTTTACTGCTAATTGTTTTTGTTGGAAAATAGTTTTCTATGAACCCTAAGTTAACATTGTTCACCTGTGCATACACACCATTGACCTGCTCGTAGTATTCGTTACTCAAGAAGCTGACGACACCCTCAACGAACTTTACCACATCCGGCTCAAGTATTTCCTTTATTTCCTGTAACTGTTCTTTCCCTATGCCTTGGTTCTCAAGCTTAGCTCTCTGAACATCGTTAAGACTAAGCGCATATATACGCATCAGTTGGTCAGCATTAAGCTTCTGTTCGGATACTGTTTGTTTTCCGTCTTTGTTTACAACAGTCTTTATTCTATGTATCCCTGTATACAATCTTCTTTTAACTCCCTTGATACCCCCAACAATGCCCACTGATTCTGCAATTTGGTCAAGCTTCTTACGTGTCGCGATAGTCCCTCGGTTGTTGTTCTCATCCATTCTGTTGAGTGACTTATAGGTGTTGTCGGTGAATATAGATTTCCCTTCTGTTATTCTATCCGCTATGTTTGCTAATGTTTCAACATTACTAATACTGTTTTTAGCACTTTGTATCCAATCTTTTATCGTGTCAAATTTAAAGCTTGATTTCACCCACTCAAATATTGCCTCCGGGATTTTTCTTTCTCTTATTAATGCGCGAACCTCATCCTTCTTAGAGTTTAGTTCATTATTATTTAAGGGTTTCCCATTCTCGTCAAACAATTCGGGATTTGTTTCCTGTATCTGACTCCTTACTTTCTTAGCCTTATCTGCTCTGAGCTGTCTCCTAACAGTGTTCTCAGCCTTGAGCTGTGCGATTGATTCACTGCTCATATCCTTCAGTGTATTGAGCAGGTCATTGGTCTCCTCAAGGGTCATCCCCTGTATAGGAGCGAAGTTGTCAAGAGCCTGCACCTCAGCAAGAAGCTTCTGTTGTTTGGTAGTAAGAATCTTATCCGCTGTCAGAGGGTTCTCTTCCTGTATAAGAAGAGCCTCATTAATCTGTTGCTTTACCTCCGGGTCGTTTAGCCTGTCTCGTAGCTTCTGAATCTTCTCCTCTGCTTCTTCAATCCGAGTCTGCGTGTTGCTGATAGACTTAGCCTCTGCTTTTGTGCTACGCTTCTTACCCTCAAGCTCCTGTATTTTAGTCGCTTTCTCTTCTGCTGATAGCCTTGTGTTCTCGTTTACCTTATCTATCTTATTTTCTATGTCGAATAATCTTTGGTCAATCTTAGACTGAAGTGCCTGCATACCCGCTCGTGCTCGTGCAAGGTCAACGATATCTTCTACTATAGGAAGAACAGCTTTAAAGTATAGCTGTGTTGCTGCGTTAACCCCTGCACCTCTACGCTTTCCGCTCCTTGTTATCTTTACCTTTGATTTCTTTTTAAGTATGTCAAGGATACCCGTTACGGTCTCCGCTTTCATACGTGCTCGTGCGTTTTGTATTTCAATCTCTACCTTCTCAATCTTAGATTCAAAGTTCTCTACGGTTGAATCCACAAGAAGCTTGTTGATTCTTTGTATAGCACCACGCGTATACGGAGTATCCGGTAGGCTCTGTCTGATGTAGTTCTTCAGTCTTATCTGAGCTTCTTTTAGGTTTTTCTTTCCAATCTTTCTTTGCTTGAGTGTCTCTCTAATCTTAGCCATCTCCGCCTGTACTCTTCTATTGGAACGGATAGGTCCCTGTGCATCAAAGTCTCTGTATAGCGATTGGTCATACCCCAATAGAATCTCTTGTTGTGTCTGTTCGGGTTGTTTCTTAAATATTGGATTAGCCTTTAATGTTTCCTGTGCTTTCTGTCTTATCTGAGAGAAAGTTTTGTTACGTGCTCTTACTCCCGACACTCCGCCTCTTGGTCCCATCACTGCAAACTGACGAACAGTTTCTTGCGTCTCATCAAATAGCTGACGTGCCTCGTCAATACCACCCTCTACTTTCTCAAATGCTCGTGGCATCGGACGTGTTTCGTTTACGATATCAACCGTAAGAGCTTCATTAATATTACCTGTTGAGAAGCCTCTATCTTTTAGCACCTCTCTGATTGCGGCATCCGTGAAGCCGAGTCTTCTACCCCTGTCTATTACATCAAATATAGGAGATGTTCTACTAAATAAAACCTCCGGGTTCTTCATCTTCTTTTGCTGAACCTCTGTAATCTTTAGGTCCTTACCGCTGAATACATCAGCCAATGCTGTGCCTAAAAACTTATCAAGGGTTAAGTTCTGAATTTCTTTAGCTGTTAAGTCCTTAGATAGCGTTGGGAATTGGTCCTTTATGTATGACCACATTCCAAGTAACCACTCTTTAAACTGCGCGTTTAGAGATGCGTTTGCTATGGTTTCTCCTTTGTTTCCTATGAGTATAGCCATAGCCTCTTTTGCTGCGGCTACCCTGTCTCCATCAAACTTCTTTAGCTGCTTCTGAAACTCTTCGGTCTGCTCAACAAGAGACACACCCTTAGCGTAAATCTCTTTACCCTTCGTTGTTGTCTGCAAGTAGTTCTGCCACACGTGACCCATCTCGTGAATCTGAGTGTTGAACAAATCAGATTTGTTGTTGTGAACCTCCGGATTTACGTACACGTCTCCGTCTACAGTGACACCATAAACAACATCACCATCCTTCATAACAGCCTGTACCCTATCCGAGTTCATAACAGCCTCAAACGTAGCTTGGTCTGTGGATATAGCTGTGTTTGGGAATGCTAAGTTCATAAAGTTAGCAAGCTTATTGGCATCACTGACGCTCTCAACTGATGTGATAGCACCAACCATACCCTTCTGAGGTATGCCCTTGCCCACGTTAAGAGCGTTTTCAATAGCCTTATCTTCGGATATACTCTCGCCTACTTCGCCTTCTTTCTGTGCAGCCAAAGCCTTTTCCTCTGCCTTCACAGCCTTGCCTATTACAGCAGAAAAAGTTTCTCCGTATGTATCAAGAATGTTCTGCGGATTCTCAAGAACCCCTATCGTCTTACCCTTGATACCACCTTTATAGTTCGGGTGCTCTATGCTCACCACGCCGCCTGCTTCAGCCCAACTCTTTCCGTCTTTCTTTGCAACCTCGACTCCCTGCAGTGAGATGATACTCTTCTGAGGTACGTTCTTAGTGGATGGCTCGGTGATAAGGTCTGTGATAACCGCTAAGTTTAATAGCTGTTCTGAATTTGCTATACCCTCTGCTAATAATTGAGCTGTGATTGGGCTCTTAGAATTAGGGGCTGATACTCTTTTTTTCTGTCCCGGCATATTAGGACCACCAACCGTCATCATCTTTATCAGAGCTGTCCGTGCGGGCAATGTCATCTGCCTAAGATTATCGGGTGTCAATAGTTCTTTAAAATTGGTTATGTTATTGTTGCTTAACATTCCTATTATATTCTTCACACCTTTTCTTTCTGCATCTGTGCTATACTTAGGCTGTCTTCTTTTTATATCCTCCTTGAACGCCGCGAATGCTTCCTGCTTATTCTTCTCCGGTATCTGTGATATGTTGTCCAAGAACACTCTGAACACCGCCTCGTTTGATAGCATTGAGCCCTCACTCATTTTTACTACGGGCATCGGAACGAGACCCGCTAACTTTGGATTCGCTTCCCAAAACCTGTGAAACAGTTCCTTATTATTCTCGTAAGCCCTTCGTGCTTTATTCAAAAACTCTCCTGCTTTCTTCTCGTCTATACTCGCCCAAGCTAAGTTCTCATTCCCCTCAATCCCTGTGAAACCAACACCACCCTGTAGATTATCTATCGTTGTTCCTGTGTTAGGATTCACAACGCTACCTATAGTAAGTTGGTCTGAGATATTAAACACAACAGGTATGCCATTGATAACCTCAAGGTTCTTTATTCTCGGCATCGGTCTCGATGCTCTTTCATCAAGGCTGTTTATGTCAGTCTTCTCCTCTGTTGTCTTTGTTTTTTCTGCAAGACTAAAGTCAGCATTAGGAGACTTCTCAGCAAGCTCATTTATCTTCTCTGTTATAACCTCTTCCTCTGTGGTAGTCTCTTTGGTAGCCTCTCTTTCATCAGTCCTAAAATCAACGCCCGAATCAAGTTTCTTTTTTAGCTTAGCGATTCTTGACTTAGCTTTCCTTGCCTCTCTTTTCGCTTCTGACAAATCAAATTGATAGTTCTCTATGGCGGCATCCCTATCGTTCATAAAGCCATCTCTTTCAGCTTCGAGGTCATCAAGCTTATCTTGTTTCTTTTGTTTAGATAAGGTTTTATTTTTTCTAACCTTAGCCTTCTCTTCTTTTATTCTTTGAGCCTCTTCTTTATAGTTATCCTTTTCGTTTTGAATTTCTTCTTGAATGTTTTCAAGGTTCATTTCTAAATCGTCAAGCTCATTGTTTTCAATATCTGCTATTTCAGCCTCAATCTCTTCTCTCTTGGATTGCGTTTCCTCAGCTACAGGTGAAGCTTCCTCGGTGACTTGTTCATCAATCTGCTCTTGGGTAAGCATAACATCTCCCTCATCTATAGGACCCTCTTCGGTAGTCACCTCTTCCTCAACCACTGTTTCAGTCGGTGTCGTTGGCGACACTTCCTCCTGCTGTGTTCCAAACTCCTCGTCAACTATTCTACCGAGTTCCTCGGTCTCTGCCTTGAGTGTCGTTGGCGACACTTCCTCTGTTGCTACCGTCTCTTGGGTTGTAGGTTTTTTATTCTTTAACTGTTTGGTAATTTCTTTTGCTTTGCTATTTGTATCGGTAAAGTCACTAATGAATTTAGCATCTCTAACAACAGTAACATCCTGCTTTACTTGTGGTCCATCATATATGTTTTTAAAAACAACCGCATCATAACCATTTTCAAAAGCATCTTGAATAATTTTATTTTTATTTTTGCCTTCTGAAGTAGCTTGCCCTTCAAAATCTACTTCTAAAACATTATCAGTATTTAATGTAGCTGAATAAATGGTTGGTTGAATTCCTTTTAATTTACCTAAACCTACAGAGGTAAGTAAATTACCCAATGGGTCCATTGTTTCCTTAGAATAATACTCAGCTATATAGGGGTCGTTGCTAAAAAATATACCTTGAGCCTGTCCTGCATCTGCACTTGAACCCACCTTTGACATATCAAAACTCTGAAACTTACGAGGTGAACCTGTAAACAATAATCTTTTACCATTTTTATTATATACGGGTGACTTTAAAGAACCATCATCTAAAGCTTCCTCTACCACATTAATATTTTCAACCGTCTCCTCCGGCATCACCTCTTGTGTTGTTGTGGTCTCCTCTACTTGAGGCTGATTGTCAAGCCCAAACATCTTAACAGCCTCTTCTTTAATCTGCTCTTCTGTTACTTCTGTCTTCTTTGCATACTTAACCTTAGACCCTCTGAAAGTCTTGACTCCAAACCTTCTGAGTCTCTGACCAAGAGTGACCCTCTGTTTTTTTCTTAAATTATTTTCTGCTTTCTTTAGGTATTCCTGTTGGTCTGTATCTGATAGGTCCTCAAATGTTGGTTGCTTTTCTTCTACCTGTTCCGTTTCAATGGTCTCAGATTGTTCGGTTTCGCTTGGTACTTCCCGTACTTCGCCTTCCACTTCTTCCACAACTCCGGCTTGTTTATCTGCAGGTACTGCTCCTGTTTCTTGCTCTTGAATGGCATCTACTTTTGTCTTTAAAAATTCACTTACTTCCTCATCGTTGTCAACTCTTGCTCTTGTCTTAAGAATCTTTCTCTTAGACATCTTCTCTATACGCTTCATAAACTCCTCCTTGGTGTAGGAGATATTGTTTATTGTATACTTACCAACATCACTACGAACATCGGTATTTGTTGTTTGGTCAAGACCAATGATGTTTAGGTTGGTCTCTGTTCCTGATTCTTTAAGATTACCCGTCTCAGCAATCTCAGAAATCTCTTTATTTATCTCTGTTACCTTTTGAGAGAATGCAGACTTCCTGTTTGCTGTGCTCGTAAGCTCTTTCTTAGCAGCCATAAGCTCCATTACACGAGACTGAGTCTTCTTATTGGACTTTGTGTCCTTGTTTATGTCTAAGACGTTCTTAGCGTCTCTTTTAAGACCTAAGTTCTCACGTATTCTTTGAGTCTGTTCTGTGTTAATCTTGCCTAACCTTTCCATATTATCAGCCCAAGAAAGAATACGCTCCTCAGAAACATTCTCGCTCATCATACCGTCTATAGTAGCAAGCTTGTTTGCAAGGTCTACATTATTGGTGTTACGAGCATCCTTGTACAGGTTGATTGCCATAGCACCTGTGTTGTTCCCAAATCCACCCATAGCCTCAGCGAATATTTCTTTTCCTGATACCTGTTCTCCGGCGTTTACCTGTGCAAGAAACTCACCTGTCGCCTCTCCTAAAGGGTCAACAACCGCACGCTCACCCAACATCGCGCTTACTCTTGCGGTCTTAGAAGATAAACCACCTACCTTAAATACTCTACCTGCAAGACCTGCTGTTACATAATTCATAACAGCAATGGGCACACCTCTTTCGTGACCCTTCTTGCTTCCCTCTTTCCAAACCTCCTCGTCCTTTAATGCTTTTACAACATCGTTAGGGTCCATCATATTGTACCCCTTCTCTCTTGCTACATCAAGTATGGAGTTGGTATACTCCATAGCGTATCCCGTTGCTGCAAATCCTGTTTTAAATCCTTGACCTGCGCCAAGCACGGCTCCTGCAGATGTACCATACCCCGGAACTATAAAAGTACCTACACCCGCACCTGTTGCCGCACCTGTTGCTGTTGTTGTTCCAATAATCTTTGTTCCATATGGTAGCATCTGAGATAAGCTTCCCGCAACGAATGTCGCTGTTAATTCAAATGGGTCATCCTTGAAAGCATCCCAACCCTCTCTAAAATCACGGGCACTGTTCCAACGGTACTCTGCTCTTCCCGGAGCGCGAGACTGTGCCGCTTCAAGGTTCTCCACTATAGTCTTTGCTGCTTCTTCTACTGAGGCGTTATCATCTATATCTGTAATCCCTAATGATATGTAAAGAATCTCCTGTGCCGCCTGCCCATTATCGAAACCATTTCTCCAACTGCTATAAACTGCCTTCCAATTTTCATCGAATGCACTACGCACGTTCTTGTCAAACTTACCATCAAACCAAGTATTAGCCAATTCGTATTGTGTTGCCGCATACTGTGACTCTGTTCTTGCAACGTCATAGTTAGTGAGCAGGTTGTTTATCTCCTCAAATTCTTCTTTATTTTTAGGCTCATACTTTTTTAAGCTTTCTATTTCTAGACCAAACTTATCTATAGATTCTTGATTTAATGTTTGTTGTTGATTTAATGCTACTTGATTGGTGACAATGGCATCCTTAGAAACCCTGTTAAACTTACCCTCTACGTATACATCAAAGTCCTCACGAACGGTTCTAAATTGGTCATCATTAACAAACTCCATAAGGCTATTAGCATCACGGTCTATATTTTTCTTTACCTCTTCAATATCAGTCCTTAGCTTTTCTCCTGCATAAAAATCTGCATACTTCTCTTTCTCTTCTTTTGTAAGATTTTCTTTATCAGTGTACCCTCTTGTTTCAAGAAACATTTGAGTCTCCTTAAGCTCATCATACCTGTCTAGCGCATCTCTGTAAGACCTGTAATCTAGTCCTCTTTTTTCAAAGAATCTATTGGCTTCGTAATCAAATGTATTTACATTCTTCCAAGACCCCTCGGCAAAGTTAGCAGCATCTTCTTCGTTCTCAAACCAAGTTAGCTCATTTCTTTTATCAGCTTCATCAAGAGCAGCATCCATATCAAGCTCAAGCCATTCTTCAGAACCACTACCGTAGTATCTTAGATTAGGATTCTTTGGGAATAATGTTGGATAAGCGACATACTTTCCGTCAACCTCAGCATAGGTCATCAGCACCGTAGACTCTGTACCATCTCCATTATCCCTTGCGCCTGTACGCATATCTCTTATACGAATAGAGTTTGTTATATCGTCATCCTCAAGACCTTTGTTAAACTTATTAGATGGCTCAGCGTGTTTGTTTAAAAAAGATTGTAGCTTTGTTACTTCTTCTTCTGCTGAAGAATCAAACCAAGTATCAAAGTCTATCTCCATTTTTTCACCATCAGCGGCTATAACCTCAAGAGCATCTCCCCAACCTATTTGTTTAAAATTAAAACCAAACTCTCCAAAGTCTTTGTTTAGATATGCCTGTGCGTCTTCTTCGTTCTGCTGTATAACATATTTTGTTATACTATTAACTCTACTCGTAAACTGAGGCGGAAGAAACTCACGAAACTCGTCTAATTCTTTTTGAAGCCCTTCAGCTTCTTTCTTTTCTTTATCCTGTATTTCTTTTGTTGCTGCTTCTTGTTTGATTTTTTGCTGAATATTATTTAATCTTTCCTCAGTTTTTACATCATCCTTGTACTCAAGAGCTTTCTTAAAACCAAGTTCAGCATTGTATAAATCTCCCGCTAACTCTGCTCTCGCTGCCTCTGTTGCTATCTCATCAAACTTCTGTGTCTGTGATTCCTCTACAGCCCCCATAAGTTTACGTGGTGTTTTGGGGGTTGATGGTGTCTCTATTGCTGTAGACATAGACTCAACCTGCGTAGGGTCTGACACCCTCTCGCTATCTTCCTCAAAGGTGAAACCGCTGAGCTGCCGCTCTCTTATTTGTTCGGGGGTAAGCCCCTCATTCTCTACTGATTCCGATGAACCATCTGCCAATGTGGATACCGTAGTATCTTGAATTTTTTCTTTTATTCTTTCTAAGAAAGGAGTTGAGGTATCGGCTGACTCTTCTCCAACGTCTTTTTTTTTTACAGGAAGGTCTTCTGTTGAGAAACTAATTCCAATTAATTCTGCAAAATCTTGCTTCGTTCCCTTATATCCTGTTGATGTAAAGGATGAAAAGCCATCTTGAAATGCTTCCGGGTTAGTCTCTAATAATATTTTAAAATCATCCGGACTACCATTATATCCTGTGCTTACAAACTCTTTATATAAATCGTTAAATGCTTCTTCGTTCACTATGGTTTGTTTTTATTGTATATGCTTCGGTCTTTCTTAGGGGGTGTCTTTGACGACACTTCTTTCTTTTGTGTTTTTCTGTAATCGTATGTCTCATCAAATAAGTCCTCTACTGCATCTGCTCCTAATGATAATATATAATCTCTAAACTCACCAAATTCTCTAGAATTATATTCATTTAAATCAAGGCTGTTTATTTCATTACCATCTGCATCTTCAAGTGTAATTACATCATATCCCGGTGTAAGAGGTATAGTAACTTTAATTTCATCTGATAAACCAAGTGAGCTTATCATTGCTCTTACGTTTTTAGCGGCTTCATCTTCATCACCTATGACAAGTCTATCCGTGTTGAATAACTCTGCGTTTGGACCCTCTGTCTTGTTGTACCTTATAAACGCTTCCTTTTCCGTTTCCTCAAACTCCGGGGTTCCTGCTCTTCCCGAAGACATACCCCTCAGACCTGTAGGGTCTATCGTTGTTACTCCTCCAAGAATTGCGTTCATATCATCCGCTCCCATAACACCGAATATTTCTGTACCTAAGTTCATCCAAGCTGTAGCATCGGTCCCAACAGGTCCTGTGGTGGTAAAGTCGTTGTCTGAATCTGAATGTTTAAAAGTAATCTTGCCATCTTGTTCAAAAATAATATCGACTACTTTGTCATCTTTCTCTCCCTTCCCTACATTAGCCGCCATAATAACAGCATCTATGTTGTTCTGTCTTGATGTCTCGTCGGTAGCAGTACCAATATTTTTCCACAGCTCAACAAGGTTTTCTTGTTTCTCTTTGTCCTCTCGACTTTTAATAGTTGCGGAAGTTGGCTGTGGTGCAAAAGCCTTAGCCCCTGCAGATTTCGCTTCTTCGCTTACAGATATTTTACTACGCATCTGAATTTTTAGATAGTCATAAGCCTTCTGTATCTGCCCCTCTGTTGGCTCAGCAACAAGACCTGTGGGTGTGGTTCTGTAAAATATAACAGACTCATCTCCTCTTGCGTGTGCTGCTTTGGCTTTTTTCTCATCTAACTCAGTGGTAAATGTTTCATTTAAGTTCTCTGTTAGTATTGATGTTACGTTATATGGATTAACTAACATCTTATCAATAGCAAATTTTTCTTGTGCTGAATAAGAACTAGCCGCTAATGTTTCATAGTATTCTACTTCTCCAATAAGTTTGTTATCGTAGTCTTTTTTAAGACTTTCTAATTCTGCTTTAGTAAGATACTGCCCCTCTTTTTTATCAGATAACGTATATATCTTATTTAGGTCACCGCCTTTACTTGCAGCCAATATAATTGCTGACGTAACATCTCCAAGCTGTTCTACTTCTGCAGCAGTAGCTGAATCTACGTCAAAATAATCGTATTTAGCTTTAATTCTATTTTTTAATTCACCTACAGTATAAACATCATTAGCACTATCACTGATAACCCTCACCTGCTTTCCGTCAATAGTCTTATTTACGTACTTTCCTAAACTAACTACTCCATTGGTAGGGTTTATAACAGCGTCTGTATTTTTTAAATTGCTTAAACCCTCTACCATCGCCATTAGGTCAGACTCTAATTGCTGACTTCTATTAGCGGGGTCTATGTTATCTATTCTGTCCATCTTATCTTGATACTCAGCTTCATAATCTTTAGCTAAATCAAACATCTGAGATGTTCCGTCGTTTAGATTCTGCCTCATAACCGCATAATTATTAGGCTTAAGAATTCCGGACTTTAATAATCTGTCTTGAATTAACAACTGTTCTTGCGCCTTGTCTGCAAATTTAATAGCAAACTCATTTGCAGTCGCAAAATCTCCCGAAGGCAAGTCATCTGTAAGAACTTTTTGTTGTCTGCGTGAAGCTTCATCAATAGCCGCTTTCTTTTCCTCTCGGATACGTGCTTCTTCTTGAAGCATATCGGTCATTCCCTGTCCGACCTGCGCCCAATTTATTGTTGAGTCTGCGCTTCTCTCTGCGTATTTATAATAGGTAGCCATAGTTTATTTAAAGATTAGGTCCTTGATTTGGGTCTTGATAAGCATTAGTAAAATCACTTCCAAAATATAAATTTTGTCTTTGAGTTTTTGACATACCTTTTTTAAATCCTCTATACTGTTGAGGACTCATATTCTGATAGTATTGCTGTGTGACAGCATCTCCAAACTGACTTGCATTAATGTTAAATGGATTATTATCCATCATTGAGGGACTCATAGAATTAGGGTCAAATGTATTTTTAAGTGTACTCAGACCGCTTTCAGTTCCTGCCATTTTTCCTATAGCCGCTCTTTGAGCTGTTTGATTCTGTTGGTACAATGGAACCATAGACAATCCCTGTTGAGCCACACTTCCAATACCCTGTATACCCTCAGATATTTTAGCGGCACGCATTTCTTCTGCGTTTGCTGCAGCCTGCTGTGCTCCTGCTACCTCCTCTAAGTCTAACTGAACATTAAGGTCACGTAGTCGTGAGTCCTCTTGAGCTGTAAGCTTCTCAAGGTCTGATAATTCTTTACCCATAGCTGTTCGTGTAGCCGCCTGCTGCTTCTGTCCTGCTAATGCAAGCCTTCCTACACCACCTGCAACACCACGCTGCCCGGATTCTTGAAGAGCCTGTAGTGCTCCTGCTTCTGCTTGTAACGTAGCATCACGCTCTAACTCATACGCTTCTTTTTGTACAGCTAAATCCTCAAAGTAGTTCACATCCAAAGCGGAACGAGCGTCTTTCATAGCATCATCTGCTTTGGTTGCCGCATCCTCAGCTAATTTCTTTTGCTTGCCTGCTTGTATAAATGAAGCGGTAGTTGTTCCCACTGATATCGCTAATCCTGCTATCGCTATTCCTGACATAATCCTTTAATTTTGTTTATAGTTTCTTGAGGCAACTCCTTATAGTTATTTGTATAAACATCTGCCTCTGCTTCTTCAAAAGTTTTTGCATCCGTTTTATATACACAACACCACTCCGTGTCTTCGTGAATATAAAGAACTCTTTGAGTTCCTGTCTGCGTAAAAATAGTATGGGGTCCGACTATTGTTTTAAGTTCTCCACTGTCAGTCAGATAAGAAACTTTACCCTTCAGTAAAAATGACGGATGCTGTTGCTTATGAATCATACTAACAACAAGAGAGCCCTTGGGCATAAATAATTCTCTTGTGTAAAGACCACCCTCAATGTGCTGCTTTAGTGGATACATTTCTGCCATTTCTTTTGACTGAGGTGTACCTGCTTTATGCTCTAAGAAACCTTCAATTTTTTTTAATTGATTTTGAAAGTCTTCTATTCTATCCCATATAAGACCTCTGCTCTCTTGAACATACTCAAGAATCTGTTCGGGTCGGTACTCTTCTGTTTTAGAAACTTCTAATATCTCCATACTCCTACAAAGATAGGAATTTTAAGGGAAACTTTTCATCAACTCGGTCTCTACAGCAAATAGTTCTGTAGCTGTGGTGTCATCATTCGTTAGAGTAAACTCGCAATAGTGACCTAATACACCGTGAGACTCTGCAACTTGGTTCTTTATAAACATAAAATAATCTGTCTGCGTAAGCGGTATATTACCCGTCGGTACAGTGTTGACAACAATCTGATTGACTCCTTCGGGAAGGTCAATGTTGATGGATGTAACAACTCCGCATATAGTTGGTGTAGCATTCGTCATCGGTGGCACAGGAGCAGGAGATATAAAGTAAAAGGTATCACCAATACTCAAGATGCTTCCGATAGATGTGTTGATGTTAAAGTTTATCTCTACCGCCGCAGGGTCTGATGAATCTACACTCTGACTTGAGGCTATACCATTTAAAGAACGTAATGGATATTCCGATGCAGATGCAGGGGTTAATGCTGTGTCTCTAATAAAAGCAAACCAATTTCCCTCTTTCTTGACAAACCAATCCGCATCAATATTTCCACCTGTCTGTTGGTCTGATGTAAACGTTCCTGTCCAAGCTGAGTCAGACTCTAGGTGTATGGTCTTAAATATTTTATTCTCCAACGGAGTGTCGTTGAAGACACTCGTCATCTGAGAAGAAGTAAAAGAACCATAGTAAGTGTTTCTTTCTTCATTAGTGTTATGTCTGTACAGATTACCTCCTTTAAATGAATATAAATAATTATTCATACCTATCATCATATCCGGATAGTAAGAATAAAAAGATGGGAATCCTTTAGAAGATTCGCTGTACGTAAGTGTGTAGTTTCCTGTTAATCCTTCCATATATTTTAGCTAAAGTAATCAAATACAATATACATATACTGTTCTGTACCTCCTGCAGGAAGCGTGTATGTTCCTGTGATTGTAGGTATCGCACCTGTCTGTGGAAGCACCTGTAATCCGGGGTCAATTAATAAAGAGTTATACCCCACAAATGTAGGTGGGTAAAGCGTTGAGCTTCTACAAAACAACATTCTATTACTCGGTTGAAACTTGTAATTATCTGAAGGTGGTATGGAATTGCTTATCACAGATAAAACATCTCCGTTGTTAGGTATTATTCCGCCACCTTGAGGAGCGGTAACAACCGTTGTAGAAGATACAATAGGCGTAGATATGGTAGGCTTGCCCGGTGAAAACTCAACTTGCTCGCTCTGAAGTGCTGAAGTAAATGAACCGTCTGTCCATTGATATTGATTGTGAATAAACTTACCTGCATCAGAAGCGTCAGTAACACAAAAAGTAGTAAGAGTTACTTCCTGTGCCTGCGGGCATCCAATCATAACCTCAAGCTCAACAGTTTGCTTACCTGATGCGGAGGACGGTGTTAATGTAATAACAACATCCGTATCTCCCACGCTGTCTTTGTTAAAACTAAAGGTCCCTGCGCCAATAGTGTTTATAAAGGTTGACGTTCCTTGATAGTCCTCTGCTATAGTTATACCCCCGCTTGCGCCTGCATCTGAAGCAATAGACAATATGTTATATTCTATATCGCAAATTCCAACCGTGTTCCCTAAATTAACTGTAAAGGAAATAGGGTTCTCTTGTGTAACAGTAATGGTTCTTCTAACTCCGCAATTTTGCGTTGGTTCATCTTTTGGAATTTTAGTTTCGTTAGATGACAGCACATACTCATTCATATACGGGTCAAAGGCTCCAAGCTTCTGCGTATCTGAACTTCCAATAAATAAATCTCTAAACCAAGAACGCATCCCCATTTCTGAAATTACAGTGAGCTGTTCTGCTTGTCCCGAACCTTTAAGCTGTATGAGCGCACCTCTTTTTGCATCCGTAAAGAATTTATAGAATCCCCACTTTACGTAGCTCTCCGGGTTCTGACTTATGCCATACTTCTCTACTCTCGCTATCTGCGTTCCTAATACTTCGGGTACAGAAGCTATAGAGCCACCTCCTGTGGAGTCACTAAGTAGATTCTTTCCTGCAAGCACGTAAGATATTTTGTCTTCCTGTAGCGTTAATATATCTGTTTCTCTTCCGTCAATTAATTCTATAGAACCAAAGGAGTCCTCTAAGGGTTTAAAATTTAAAAGACCAAGGTTGAATTCATTGAGCTTGTTTACGTTCGTCTCATCGTTAAATACACCGCTATAAGTTAAGTCTGCAAACCTGTGAACTCTTGAATAATCTTCAGCGGCTGTAGAAAAGAATCTTTCTCCAAGCTCCATAGGCTTACCAACTATAGAGTCTAATATCTTAAAACTCTCAATGCCATTACCAAAAGAATAGCAGTTTCCAAAAGTAGATTTAACAATCGCATCGTCTATTGCTGTTTGGTCTTGACCGCCTCCTATAGCGGGGGAACCACTGTGAAAACCTGTGGCTTGGTCTATAGCATAAGACTCAGACCCTTCATACCAAAGGTCGGGAGTTGCATCTTCCGGTTGTGTTTCAAAAACAAGAAGATTTTCTGAACGGAATATCTGCCACTCACAAGTAATGGATGACCTTTTCTTTTCGCTGTTACCATTACCGCATCTTGGTGGACCCGTCATAATAAATCTGATGTCAGTTCCGTTCTTATACCATCTATAATAATTCGTAAGGCTTCCCGCATAAGCATCCATACCATAGTTGTTTGCGGCTGATGTGACAACGGGTAAGTAAGTGTTAGTGATAGAGCTACCATTTCCTGTTGTGGATTCACCATCTGATAAAGTACCTTGAATTCCTTGTCCTTCAAACCACGAGGCTATATCGGGATAGTCAGCATCCGCAAAGAAAGTCCTATCGTACTCATAAATTCTTCTTTCACAGTTATTATTTCCATCTCCTGTACCAAGTCTTTGAAACTTAAACTTTAAAACTATTCTTGCTCTTTCCGGAATTGTAAAATCACCAAGCCCCCTATAAGCCATAAGCGGTTGGTCCTTGCCATTGAAATTGTTAAATACGGTTTCTTGTCCGGGATTAATTAACGCATTGTCGGGTAGGTTTAAGCTAATGCTATTTGTAGCCAACTTAATATATGTACCCGAAGGTAAGGGGATAGGGTCACCTGAATCATCAGTTGGTGCAGGGTCTAAAAAGTTTTTTTGTTGTGGGTTTTTCTCTAATACTACCACTTCGGTGCACGTATTCATAGGACCTACAGAATCTCTTTTTACATTTAAAGTGTCACCCTCTTCTACTTTTCTAGTATTCTCACCCTCTAATAAAATATAACTATCACCCGTGCTTGGGTCTTGAATATAAAAGTTGGAATAAATAATATCATATCCCTTCTTGTCCGGCTTAATACATAGCTTATACCTTGTTGCAAAGGAAGGAGCAATCTGAGAAGGGGGTATGTTAAACTGAATAGAGTTTTTAAATATTGAGTTAGAACAAGGAACCTGCACTGAGTTGTTGGTACTCACCAAGGCTGTTGTAGCTCTGTTATACTCATCCATATATATTAAGCCTACCTCATAGTTTCTATTACTGTGTAAACTCAAAGGTGTCTTAACAGAGCTAAATCTATTTAGTGGATTAACTATTTGAAAGTATTCATAGGTGCTTGCTGTTGGGGTAACAACATCGTTTACCCTTCGCATTGCAGGAAGCTGTATGTTTATCACATCCGATGTTACCGCAGGAGGGGCTAATGCTAATACATACGCTATACCTTGGTTCCCATTTGCAGGAATATTATCATACCCCGATTCATACTTTGTTCTTGCTTGAGGAGTACCCGCATCTAATATATTCTGAATTGTACAGTTTATTACATCGGTAAGAGTGAACCCATTACAAGATGTAGGATTGGCTGCATCATACACAGGAAGCATTGTTCCTGTTGGGAGTGATGTACCAAGTGAATTTAAAAAGTCAGGAGATGTAGCAAGTTTGTATGCTGCTGTAGAAGTTCCATCAGTAAGATAATCTTGAATAAGAGTATACTCCCAAGTAATATCCACAGGCTGCTGTTCCTCAGCTAAAGGGGGAACAGTGTTGCTTGTGAAATCTGCGTGGTCTAAGGTAAAGTCTATAGATATTGTAGAACCCCTTGTAAGCTCAATGCCATTAAAGTCCATCTGCATTAAAGCATTGAGAACTACATACGGAGAGTTGAGAGGGTCTGCTTGGTAGCCCGGATTGCCAAGGGTTGTAGGAATATCTAACGTTGATACCTCTTCAGTTATTAAAGAGGTGTTAAAGCTTAGATTAATATTGTTTCCGTTTTTATCTTTCAAGTCATAACCCTCTACATAGTTACCATAAACAAGACGGTTACCCATTAATGTTTGTGCCTTTGCTAATAAAGGGACGTTATCATAATTTCTTAAAATTTCAGAATCGGTAAGTACAGTAAAAACTTTATATCCACTTAATTCATAAACAAAATCAGTGTTATTAGCAATACCATCTGTGTTCTTGTCAAATTTCTGTACCACTCTGACAATAGAGTTTGTAGATTCTTTGTATAACAAATCAAACCCTAATACCAAAGGGCTTCCTGTATCCATAGTTATAATTACATTGTTGTCCGCATTCTGCATTCCTTCATTTAAGAACGTAGCTATAGTGACATTAAAAAAGTCCGGCTCAAATGCAGGTCTGCTAAACTGAGATATAGCGGAGTATTGATTATCTGCATACCTGTACCTGTAAGCAAAGCAAAGAAATCTTTCTTCAATGAAGTCATCGTTACCCGGTATAGTATTAGTCTTTATGATTGGCGACGTAACAGGAGGCTTCTTTATAACAAGTATTTCTTCTGCAGTAAATTGGTCTGATAGTGTTGTTGCAGGTGATACTATTAATGGTTCCGGATAGTTATTTCTAACGTTAATTGCTCTTGGAGGATTAAGATTATCCGTAAAAAGAAGAATGTCTCTACCCGCCATATTTACTCCGTTTATTAAATATGCAGAGTCAAAGTTTAAAGTAGTGTTAGTTGGAGATGTATCGTTTTTAACGCTAACTACGTGATAAGTAATTGCATCTGTTTTCATATCCATAGAAACAATCATATCAAGTTTTCCTGTTACTCCCGGAGATACGGTTTCAAAAGAAGAGTCGTGAACAAACCAATAAATAGTTTCATTCGCGCTATCCTCATATGCTCCTATACACTTTGCATTTATGCTTAAAGAGGTTCCATTAAATCCTAATGCTGTAATCTTAGTATTACCCTTTGAGTTCTCAACTGAGCCTATCTCTGAAGCTTCAGTAGAGCCAAGTCTAACATTCATAGCGTCAACGTACTCACCATTGGGCACAAGTCTTTCGTCTACAGACTTGTTCATTCTGCCTGCTATAAAATTTCTTTTTAAATTAGCCATATTATTTTAACCACTTATCTCGACCTCGAAGATTCATTAACAATCTTCCGGGGTGAATATTACTCATTCTAATTTTAGCATTTCTTAACAATGCCATAGACTTTTTTCTTAGCCTTGCAATAATGTATTCTTGTGTTCCTGCTTTAGAGCTTAGTAGACTATACTCAATATATGCGTAGATGTAATCTTCAAAGAGCTTGTTAACGCTTACTAATGTATCGTCTCCGTTTTCCATCCCGTCAGACACATACTCAAGTATACACTGTTGGTTTGCCATATCAGAACTGAAGTTTATAACACCACCCTTCTTGTCTATCTTAAATGTGGGGTTTATGTTTGCTGTTTCAGTGCTAAGACCAAAGCGAGCTCCTATGCTGTAATCAAAATACCAAGTCCCGTCTATATTCCAACCTTCATAGTTGTTATATACACTGTTTTGGTTTAGATATATAGACCTCTTGCTTCCCGTAATCCTATCAAAGTCTATGTTAGAATTTTCGGGTTTAAGTATGTTGCCATCTTCGTCAAACAAAATTCTAAAATTATTATCCTGCAGATAAGCATCACTATAGTTAGTTTGAACATTTTCAGTTAAAGGTCTAAGAACTCCGTTCTGATATATAGATACCCGAACCCAATTTACAAAATCCGGAGGAAGAACAAATCTTAGGTTATCAGAAACGTCAAGCTCTAAAATTTTAATCTCCTTAAACGCATCGTAGTTAAGCTCTTGTATACCACGCTTTGCGTGAAACAGAACCTTATATCTCTCTTCGTTATTTATTAAACTATGGTTACCGCTGTACATCAACATAAAGTTGTTTACAATGTCGTATAGACTAACGTACTGATATGAACCCCAATTTGCATCTTCGGGATTATTACCTCCGTTCTCATAGTATTGATATGCTGTTATGTATGCCATAGTTTATCTTTCTTCTTGTGTGTCTTCTTGGTCCTGTGCCTGTCCAAACTGTACAGCTTGAACCTCTCTTATTGACATTCCTGCGTACTGAAGTATCTTCATAATCAAAGAAGGTTCGTCATCATTAGGAACTTCAAAGTCTTGATAGTCTGATTGACTTGAATCAAAAGAAGGTTCTCCATTTGTTAATTGTACATATGTCCACTTAGGGTCTTTAGGATATCGAATATACTGACAAAGTATTCCTTCTGTTAAGTCAGATGGATATGCAGTTAAAAGATTGCCCTCTTGTGAGTATACAGGAAACAATCTGTTTGGTGCAGTTAACATTGAATTATTTAGCATTGTAATCTTGCTAAGCGTAACTTTTTCAAGCTCGTTCTGTTTAGTTTTAAAGACCACATAATTAGCACCCAAATCTAAAACATTATCAAAGATACCCGAAGATAAATCTAAGGTTGTTGCATTAACAACGTTAGTAACAGTAGCAAAGGTTGCTGCCGTAGGTCTGTAATTAAAAACTATATCACCCACCTGTACTCCTAAAGATTGAAAGTTCACATTCGCATCCACAAGCTCGCCTGCTGAAACTGTGGTTACAGTTCCCGTGGCGGCAGTGGTTTGATACCCTAACACTTTATTTATCAAGTAATAATCATCTCCTGTGTATATCTGAGCAGGTAAAAAGAATGTGTTATTTGTGTTATGAGCAAGGTACTTAGTTTCTGAAAACATTTCAATCACCTCTTCATACCCCTTCTTTATATCGGCGTATCCTGTGCCCGATTGTCTTGCATTCTCTTTTAATAGCTGATAGTTATACTGATAAAAGTAATCCTCAAATATATCCATCTGCGCCTGTTTAGCAAATAGGTTAAAGTCTGATGGAGAGATGTATCCGTAGTTGTTCTTATTCAGTATAGATAGAACCGTATTTCTTACTGAGTTTATCATTCGTTATCTTCTTTACACAAAGATAAGCAAAAAAAAAGAGGGCTCCTTAAAAGCCCTCTTGTTTGATAATTTGAAAAATATTTATTCTTCTAACTGTTTTTCAAGATATTCAAGTATATCTACTCCTTCATCAGATTGCATATAAGACGTTACCACGTACATAGGCTCTTCACCGTATGGAATACTCATCAATCTCTTTTTGTTTCCCGGTAAGTTAAAGTATACTTCTTTCTTTTGATTCCTAAAAGATAATAGTCTATCGTCAAAGAATTTCTGAACTGTAGACTGTAGTTTTACAGCGGGGTCAGATATGATACTTAAGAAATCTTTTGGAGCGTTCTTGGCAAAAATAAGCATATCTCTACGTAATTCTGATGTTGTCATAGAAGATGCACCTGCACCAATAACTACTCTTGCGATTGTTTCAAGCTGCTCTATGGTTAGCTTTCTTGCTTCAACTAAAGCATCTACCTCAGCATTAAGAGCCTCAACAATTTCAGAAGCATCTTTCTCTTCATTAATCTCAGCAAATCTTTTTCCATTAAGAGGATGGTAGTGTAAAAATTCTTGAAGAACTTGATTTGTTCTTGATACTTGCAAGAATCCATCTTCAAAAACTACAGGCTCTACAATAGCGTTACCATCCTGTTCATCCTCAAACGGAGACTTTTGGTTTACTGCGTATCGTAGTGGTCTGTTAATTCCTTTGTCTTCATCAAAATGTAGAAGCGGACTTCTTCTTGAGTTTCGGACAGGCAGCATAAAAGATAAGGGTGCTGCATCCCTTAGTAATCTGTACGTTTTGTCAACGTATTTTTCTTGTTTTTTCATTTGATTTAATTTATATTAAAGTAAAAAAAAGGAGTGTCGTTGAGGACACTCCTTCGTATTGTATCAACTTTTAGTCTTCAAAAATGAAGAAGTTGTTTGCACCCATAGTACATACACATCTTTCAGATAGGAAGTGAACCTCCATTGCATCTAAAGAAGATGTTGCTGCACCACCTGCAGAACCTGTTACCCAAGACTTATATCTTCGGTCTTCAGTTTCTGACGCTCGGTAACGAACGTGTAGGAATGGACGCTTAGCGTTCTTACCAAGGATTTGGTCATACACAGATGTGGAACCTGCAGGAACCATCAATCCGTTTACAGCTCCCGAACCTGTACCTGTAGGTAAACCTCCACGCATTGTTGGGTCGTTCAAGTATTTCCAATCAGACTTATAGAAGTCATATCCTCTACGGAATCCTGTGAATCCTAAGTTAAGTGCCATCTCCTCGTCATTGTCAAACAATCCGTAAGATGTACCACCTGCTCCGTAAGAGTTTTGAGCTGCTAACATATCGTCGATATCGAAACCAAAGTCTCTGTCAAGGAAGATAACATTCTCCTCAATAGCACCTTGCTTGTCTAATCTTGAAATAATAGAGTCAAAACCTATTAGGTCAGTAGGGTTACCACCCGACCATACGTTACCACGATTCTTAACAGAGTAAAAAATACCCTCCGTACCTTTGAATCCTAAATCTTCAGCGTTACCTGTACCCGTAGTTGGGGCTTCAGCAGGAACTGCTTCAATCATTGAAGTTTCCAAGTAGTCATCAAAACGTAGACGAGTCTCGTGCTCAGACTTCAAATACCATAAGTATCCATTTGCTCCGTTCTCAGTTGTTACTTCAACCCATCCAATCTGAGCCATATCAGAACCTGATACTGCATACTTATCTTTTAAGATAATTGGAGAGTTTTCAAAGAAGATATCGTCAGCCTCTAAAGAGCCAAGCATTCCTTCTGTTCCTTTCTTGAACTCAGAACCATAGATAAATACAGTACACTTAGTTACTCCTCCTCCTGCAAAGTCTTGACCACCTGCTTCGTAGTAAGCTACGTCAAACTCATCATTAGCTAAGTCAACAGCAGTAACGATACCTTTGTTACTCCCGCCACTTGCGTTATCAATAACCATAACAGTCTGTCCTATTCGGATAGCAATACCATTGTTTGATGTAAATCCGGGAACACCTGTGTCACTAACAGTGATTGTAGCACTGTTAGCCGCTGCTGCTCCATCTGACTGACAGTCTACATACTTCGTGTGTAAACGTCCTTGTTCTGCCCATTTCACTAAGTCAGAGTTGGATGGCATCTCTGCGCCAACTAATCGTAGGAATGAACTAATTGTGCGATTTCCGTATCGCTCAAATTCTTTCTCGTAAGTATCCGGAAGATACTGATTCAAGAAATCAAAATTGGTTATGTAATTTGTTGCTGTTGGTACTTGTTGTGCCGACGGTTGCAAATCAAAACCGGGTGTGCTTTCTACTGCCATTTTTTCTTGTGCCTCCTATTTTATTTAGAGGACTTTGTTTGTTGTTTATAATCTTTTTATTTTTCTAATCTTTAAACCTCTACCATTTTCGGGGTTCAAAGACTTAACCTGCATTCCTCCCTTTGAAGTAACTTCGGGTGCTTTACGTTCAGACATATTAATGTTTTTCATCTTCTTGGTAACACCCTCCGTACCTGCAGATAAACCCTGCTCATAAAAGAACTTGGCATATCTTTCGGGATTCGAAGCTATAGCTAAAGCTTTATGAAACCCTGCAGCATCATTAATCAAACCGTTGTCATCAACGAACTTCTTCATAAAGTTATTCGTATCTAAGTTTCGTTTTTTTAAGTCGTCCACATTGTTTGGAGTATAAGTCAAAACTTGGTCTTCTCCTATCTTGAAATCAAAACCTTTGAAATCTGAGAACACCTCATCTGTCTTTTCCACGAACCATTCGCGTCTCCGCTTCTGTTCCTCTTCGTAGCTCTTTGCTTTTTTTATATATTGGTTGTATGCCTCACGCTCTTCTTTTTCACTTTCAGATTGTTCAACCGTACTTGACTCAAGGGGCCGCTTATACATCTCTTTCTGCTCATTGAAAAACTTTTTGGCTCGTCCAATCGCTTTTTTCTTTGCTAACTTTATTTTCTTAATATCTGTTTCATCGTCAACATCTACATCATACTTGAAGTCATCTAATAAAACATCTACATCGTCAGAATCTAATCCCTCTTCTGTAGAAAGAAAATAATTCTCTAGCAAACTTTTTTCGTCCATAGAATCGAAGTCTTGGTTTAATTTAACATAGTCTTCAATTCCACGTCCTGTTTTTTTCTTGTACTCAAAGTAAGCTGCAACATCTTCGGGTAGCTCTTCATTTGATTCTTTCTCATCAAACAACTGACCCACAGAGTCTATCTCCTTATCGTACCTATTCTTAATATATGAAAGAACGTCTTCCTCTTTTAACTCTGAGGACTGAGTTTGTGTTTCGCCTTGCGGCTGTATTGTTTCTTGCTCTTGTGGGGCGGTGGCACTCTCAGTGCTTGTATCCACTCCTTCCAAGTTAATTTCACTTCCTTTATTAGCTACCTCTGCTTTTGCTAATAATTCTTCTTCTACTTCCGCACGAGACTTCTGCTCTCCACCGGAAACTTCTTTTACTTTAATGTTCATTTAATTATATTTTTACAAAGTTAATAATAAATTTATTACATTTTATTTAACTATCTAGGCTCAAACTCTGCCATATCAAAACCATCAAGACTATCTTCGTTAGATTCAAATGTAACAGGAGGAAGGTTATTTTTCCTTTGGTCTATAAGCTTAGACTGCTCACTGTTCTGTTGACTTATACGGTCTGACTTTGCGGTCTCTCTTTGATTCTCTCTACTCTTTAGTGCATTCTCACTTATGTCTCTAAGCTGCATATTGAAATCAAACTCAGTCTGCATAAGCTCTCTCTTAAGCATTGCTTCATTCTTAAGCTTCTCAATCTCAAATGCTACCTCTGCTTGCTTAAGCTGCATTTTTCCCTGCAACTCTGCTTGCTGTTTCTGCATAGCAGTCTGAGCTGCCATCTGCTGTGATTGCATATTAAGCTGAGCCTGATGCTCATTCATTTCTTTTTTCTGCTTCTGTTCTTTTTCTTGCTTTTGAACTCTCTTTACTTTTAACAACTGATTTGCAAGTTTTATATTCTTGAGTTCTCTTATGTCAATAGCATCCTCAAGATTTATATCCTGCTTCTGTAATGCCATCTGTATGTTTTGTTCAAGCTTTGCTTGCTCTTCTTCGTCCGGACTTACATCAATAAATATACCGAAGTCATATATGTATAGGTCTGATATGTCTCCGAGTATACTCACGTTATACTTTCCTATTTTATTTACAAAATCGTCTTTAAAGTCTGCATACTCTAATATGTCAGCAACTCTATATGTCAATGCTTCAGATAGGCTTCTAAATAAATAAAGGCTCCCGTCAAGTATGTGTCTCGTTGCTGTGTTGGAGTTTAGTGCTGCAAGTTTCTGTAAGCCAACTAATGAATTAGGGTCCGGAGTAGATGCGTCTCTAGCTTCATTGAGACCTGTAACCGTCCTAATCATATTTAGGTAATGGTTATAGTTTGTTAAAAGCATCTGTGTCTTACTAGCACCCGACGACGACTGAAGCTCCTTGATAGGAACCTTACCTTGATTATAATCTCCGTCTTGAGTATAGCTTCTACCTATAACACTACCCGTTTGAAAATACATACGTAAAGCATCTTCGGGGTTATATGCCTGCCCTGTTCCTAAGTCAACCTCGTTTAACCCATCTGCATCTATATAAACACCGTCGGGTACAACTCTTGATATTACTTGTTGAAGCTTAAGGTGTGTCATCTGAATTAAATCAGCAAAAGGAATCATCCTCCTAACCAAAGATTCAATAACTCCCTTGTACATTCTTGGAGCCACAGCTACGTAATTAGGAAGTGCGTGTTGACTTGAAGACTTTGGTCTTACCATATTCTGAGCTAACTCCCACTTAAGGATAATGTTAGTACCCATAACCATAACACCATCATACCACACATCAATAGTCTTCTCAATCTTTTCAAACCTACCCTCTTCCATCATATCTACAGGAGGATTAAATTGGTCGTCTTTTTCTACTACTTTACTACCCCCGGTTTCAAGAATTTTTTTCTTGTAAACCATCTTCTTTGTGGTCTTGTAGTTAAAGTACATAACGGTTACGGTGTCTCTATAAAATATATCGTTCTCGTAATACTGAGCAACGTTATAATAGTTGTACCAATTTTGACTGTACTTGCCTATTTCTTCTAAATCTTCTTTTGTTAATGAAGGGTCTATCTTTAGTAGTTCTACAATAGGAAGAGTCTTTATTTCTCCCCAATAAAAACAATCTTTAAAGTGAGGGTCTTCAGTATAGCTATAGACCACGTTCGCAGGGTCAACATATTCAACCGCAACTCCCGAACCTTTTAAGAAGTTATGCTTAGCTATACTAACGCCTATTGTAGCTAAATCATAGTCACATCTTTTTCTTACATCTTGATAATGATTCTCTTCAAATATAGTGTTTATAGCCTCTTCTTCTGCTATCTCAATAGCAGGCTTATAGTTAAGCTGCATATATAAAGAAAGCTCTTCATCTGTATTAGGAAGTTCATCGGGTTCTATAATAAAAGGATTGGCTCCTGTTTTGTCTTTTATAATATTAAGAGTTTCTTTGGCAACCATCTGCCCCTCTATCATATCTTGATACTTGCTTCTCTTTGATTGTGACAATGCGTCTTGAGAATAAGCCTTTACCTTAAACAATCTATCAGACATCCCATTAACAACGATGTCAACAAACTTAGGTATAACAGGCACAGGTGTCCAATCTAAGTTTAGATAAGATAAGTCACCATCAATAGCAAGCTCGTTCTTGTATTTAGCAACAGACTGTTCGCCTCGTGCATATAATCTTAGCTTGTTAAAGTCTCTCCATTGACTATAAAATCTGCATTGTTGCCCATCTTTCTTAAACCATTCGTACTGAATTGCTTGTCCAATCTGTAATCCAAATTCTTCGGTAGCTTTCTCGGCATCCGATACGAATTGACTTGGGAAACCTGCAGATGAAATATTTATTTTTACGTCTTTCATCTGATTATTTCACTTAATGTTCCTGTGTTACTATACCTTGCAAAGTTAACTTTTATTTTTGACTCTTTTTTCTGTGGAGTGTATAGATGTTTCTGACACGCCATTATTGCAAGTCCCGAACTTATAGAAGCATCATACTTAGTTCTGTTGTTTATATCAAACTTTGCCCAATCTTCCAATGTTCTAACAAATGGCATTGTACCCATAGCATCATTATCCCTAAAAGTTCCGTCCATATCCATACCCACGTACTTCTCTATGTATGACTCAATAGCAGAGGCGTGAGCCTGCTTTACATCCTCACTTGTGTTAGGTATACCTCCGAGTTCTTTTTCAGTCTTAGAGAGCTTCGTATAAGTCTTGTCGGGTCTGTTCATACAGAACCCCCTATATCCTCTATTCTTAAAGTGATATAGTAGTCTTGGTTTGTTGTTCTCTATAAGTATAGGCATTCCATAAAATATACAAGCCATTAGAACTTCTTCATAAAAAATCTCTGCAGTCTGAGGTCTTGCTACATACTCAAGAAAAAACTCATTAGAAGGAGCATCTTCCATACTAAACTTAGTTAATCCGTGAAGCGCACCATTTGAACCGCCGCCTCCAACTACTCCTGATATATCATAAGAGTCACAACCAAATGCCCCCATATGTTCATTCCCCGGATACTTGACTCCGTTCTTAACAGAAAATCTATTGTTTAACCCCTTCCTCGGTGTCCAAGACACTTTAAATCTACCGCGATTATCGGGGCTAAATATAACATCAGTATCTTTTATACCGTCTCTCCAATGAAAAGAACCCCTTGTTATGTGATGCTCCTTTATCATTGAATCATTATAGTCTATCTGTTGATATATCTTCGTAAGGTTAAATAAAGATTCTTTACTTTCATCCCTAAATGCGTGAGACTCAGTTCGTGGAAACTGACGATAAAACTCATTTAGTGCATCGGGGTCGTTCTTTAAAGACTCTACCTCTGCTTCCCAATAGTCTATCGCTCCATTTGAAATCATTTCATTATCAACGCCTAACACTTCTACCGGAGGTTTTCTAAAAACAGGCATACCGTACCTATCAATAAATCCTTCCATATTCCATTCCATAGGGATAAACAACGAATACATTCCGCTCTTCGTTTGACCGTTAGCATTTCGTGTTGAAAGCCTTGAGTCTTCGTAAAGTTTTTTAAAGTTTCCACCCCCTTTTGCCAAAGCATTTGATGTAGAGCCCATCATACACTTACCTATAATCTTACTACCTAAACGTAAACACGTTTTTGTTACTCGCCAATTATTAAGTATGTTGTTTGGTTTAATCCATTTTCCACTTTCATCGTGTATCAGTAGTAACAATTTTTCACCATCATAGCTGTTGTCATCTGTGTTCTTCCAATCTATTGTTGTGTCGAGTCCTTGCATCTCATTCTCAGACACCTCGTACATATTCTTCTTTGTAATCTTGGATGCAGGAATCCTAAACGCTAGTTCTGTTTTAGGCTTGTCCATACCATCTTGTATAGGCTTAAAGAAAAAAGGATAGTTGTTTACTACAGGCACAACCTTATCTGTAAACATCTTCTTGGCATCTGCGCCTGTTTTGGATAAGATTCCTATCCTTGAATCTTTAGATATAGTACCTATGTTTGCACACTCCTCTGAACCCATATAAGAAAATCCGGAACGTCTTATCTTTAAATAGTCCATACCAAAGCTTCTACTGTCAGCTTTACAGGCTTCCCAAAATAAATATAGTATTCTGTTAGCTTCTCTATAGTCGGGGTATCCAATATCAATCTTGGTCCACTGAAGATACATATAGTGACCTCCGGTTATGTAAGTTTTTTTTCCGTTATTTATAAACCAACACCCCTCTTCTCTTCTATTGAACTCTTCCTCTATGTAATCAACCCATCTGTTCTTAAAGGTTGCGTGCTGTTCATTCCACTGAAATATAGATTGTATTTTTTTAAGGTCTTTTGGTATATCTATTCTCTCCCAATACTGTTCTGATTTTTTTGAGTGTCGTTGAGGACACTCTTTAGGAGGTCTAGGTAAAGCAATAGCAAGACCCTGCACTTCAACTATCTCACCTATCTCACCTGTCTTTGATATAACAACTACGTCATACTTCGAATCATACCCATACCTCCAACTGCCACTCTTGTTTTTGTTGGTCAAAACAGTCTTTGGGATGTAATCCTCTAAGACCCTGTATAGATTATCCTGCGTGTCTTTCTGCAAAACCTTGCTTTGAATTGTTATTATTTTTTCCGCTCTTAGTTAACTCTAAAGCTTCCTTCTCTGTTTCGATTCTACTTAGAATTTCAAAGGCATCGAATATGGCAAGCTTCTTTGTTGCTGCTGCGTTCTTTAACCTATCTGCTGCAAGCTCGTCTTCAGAGTCGTATCTTATTATCTCCTCTTTAGCGACCTTTATAAGCTGCTGAACAGCTATACTTCCTGCCTTAATAATATTTTCTTTTAGTTCTGTAGGTGTCATACAAGCATTGTTATTTGATGGTCATACATTCTGTAAAGTTTTTCACCATCTACATTAAATTCATATTCACTATCCGGCTTAAAACTAATTCTATCACCCGGTTTTACACCTTTACTTAGAAGGTATGTATTAGGGTACTTCATTTCTCCTACTAAAGGCTCCTCACTAAATGGTTTAAATATGTAAGACTCTTCTGTTGGAACAGGTTTTACAAAGCAGTATCTGTCATATGGATTCCAACCGTTTTCATTCTTGTACATATAGAATTGGTCCGGGTCCACAAGAAACATATCATCCTTTAAAAAACTTTTCCCACTCTGTCTACTCCCTTTCATATCGTTGTAGAACTTAAATACATTATGGTGTACTAAAAGTGTGTCTCCTTTTTTAATTTCTCCCGTATAAGATAATGGAGTTGATAATACTTCTGCATACCTGTTAGAAAAATTATGGTCCTCTTCCGATGTGCTTATGATTAAATCAACACCTGCAACATCTTTAGTATTGTCGTATCGTTTTCCTTTTGATGGGGTTACTATGAACTGAGTTGGTGATTTCAAAAATTTATATTATATTCTATTGTTATAGGAAGATTAGAATTAAACTCTTTCCAAAGCACAACCATATCTCCTTTTGTTTCTTCTATATAAATTTTATAAGAAGAATTTGTTGAGTTGAACTTTACTAAGTGTATCACATAGCTACCTCCTAAAACCTCCTGCCCTATTATGTAGTGCATTGCAGCCTTAAAATCTGTACCTATTGATATTTTTCTAATATCCACTTTTATTAAATTTAATTTTTATAAAGCCTGCCCATTGCTGCAATACCAATCCGTACCATCACTTACGCAGGTGGTTGTAGAATAAAGTATTGTTGGTAATGGTTTAGTTGAAACACCATTAATTAACGCCCCACCATTAGCTCCTATATTTGCAGCAGTAGTAGTCGATTTTCTAACTAAAACAACTTTCTTTCCTGCTACGTTTAGTGTTGAATCTAAGTAAATTGTACCTGACCCCGATGTTGCACTATAAAATATTACATCTGCATTTGCTGAAGGGTCACCCGCAGCATCTACTGTAGTAGTAGAGGATAATAGTTCAGACTGCCAAGTTAGTTTACCGCTTGCGTTTGAAACAAGAATCTGACCGTCACCACCTAAAGTGTTTGTGGAATCCTTTACCGCTGCCTGCAATCGTATTGATGACCCCGTTAAAAAACCGAACTCCCCAACACTAAATAAATAGCCCCCTGTGTGTTCTACATCTCCTGTAATATCTTGGTCCCCTACCTGTTGAATATTACCCGTAAGAATTATATCTCCTGTCTGCTCTATGTTTCCTATAAGCTCTATGTCACCCGCAGTAATTTCTATATTACCTGTTTGCTCTATGTTTCCTATAAGCTGTATATTACCTGTAAGATTAATGTCATTAGTAGCTGTGTTACCTATAGCTAATACTTGCTCAAGATTCTGATTCGTAAGTCCCGAACCAAAAACAAGCTGACCACTTGCATTACAAACAAGAGTCTCACCGTTGGTGCCAAGAGCGCCATTGAAGTCTCTTACTGTACCTCCCAAGCTTAAAGCTCCTCCTGTTATACTGAAGTTACCTGTCTGCGTAATGTCTCCTGTGAGTATTATACTCTGAGTAGCTGTGTTACCTGCATCAAGTACATTCTGCAAAGTAATATTAGATTGGAACAATGCGAGAAGGTCACTAATTAAAAAGTTCTTAGTAACGTTAACAGGTGTTCCTGCTACCTCAGTTCCAATAAATTTATCCGATAGTGTTACCGGACTTGCATTTGTGTATGTACTTATTCTTGCCATCTTTATTTTTTGTTTTCAGTAACCTCTCCTGTCTGAACATTTATAACGGAGTCGGCTCCATATTTATCTATAAGCTTCTGCTCGTGCTTACCGAAGTCCTGCTTCAAGACATCAATCGTCTTTAGAAGTTGGTGCTTGTTAAGCTCTAAATCTGCTAAGGCAAGTTTTGCCTTCTGAAACTCACCCTGCATCTCACGGATGGTCTCTAATTCTTTTTCATTAAGTTTCATTGTATTAGATTTTATTTGCTACAAAGATAGGAATTATTTCTTTCTTGTCTTCTCAATGGTTCTACCGCCAAAATATGCGGCTATAACCGTAAGTAACAATATCTCTAGTAGGCTCACCCAATTATCTTCTACCTTAAAGTCAAGCTGTCCTGCATCAATAAATATTAACAGCATCGTGTTGAAAATTAAGAACATCAACACCAATGGACGAACATTCTTTGACAGCCAAGAGTCAGAACCCATATCTGACTTCCACCTCTCGGTGACGTTCTTCTGCATATCAGCCTCAGCATTGATAAGTATCTCTGACATCTCCTTCTCGAACTGAGCCTTCTCATCTTTGGTTCTAATGAACTTGTCTACAACCCCTCCGACCTGCTCAACAACCCCCGAACCTTTTCCAAATAGTCTTGCTAATATTTCTTTCATTTATTTTTATTTGATTTTCTTTCTTCTTTCTTTTTTTTACGGTAAGCCTTCATAGCTTCTCTTTTGTCCTTACCCTTTTTCCAAGAACCTGCTGCGAATCTCTCAGCGCGTTTTTCTTTTTTAAATTCAAAGACTTCGCCACGTTCAATAGCCTGTTTGTATGTTTGTCTTTCATACTTACCTCCTTTACCTGTAGGGGCAATAGAAGGATTAACAGTGTATACTTTCTTACCTCTTTTCTTGCTTTCACTCTTGTCTTCTCCAAATTCCATCTTGTGCGTAGACACCGTATTGTCAGAGTTTTTTTGAATACCCTTTCCTTTCCTGAGGTCTTGAGCTTTTTTCTTTCTTCTTCTTTTTATAAAATCTGTCATTCTTTCTCTATTTTGTTTATCATTTCAATGTGAGACTTTGCGATGCGGTCCCTACCTTCCTCACCAAGAAGTAGTGTCTTGCACTCTCTCTCGTTTGTCATAAAGAAGTTCTCAGATAGTATAGCAGGCATAGCAGTGTGTATAAGCACATAGAAGTTTGACTCCTTGTCAACATCGCCATCCCTTGTGTCCTTACGCATCTTGTAGTTAGGGAACTCTTTCTCTACCTGTTCGTATAGCACCGTTGCGATATGGTCTGACTGAGTTTCTCCCGGAGATGTATACACCTCCCAACCATTTGCCGACTCATCACTGAATCCATTTGCGTGTACGCTAACATATATACAGGGCTTATCTGACTCACGATAAACCTCATTAGCCATCTTTACCCTTGTGGATAGAGATACATCCTCATTGGTGTTAACCAAGTTTATATACTCGATGTTATTCTTATCGCAGTATGCTGCAATCCTATCTACAATAGCACGATTAAACTCACCCTCAAAGAGCTGAGTACCATCTGACCAAATAGGACTACGCTTTCCGGGTGTCTGATAGACACCATCAATAATTCCACCGTGACCATTATCAAGAATCCAAATGTACTTTGAATCACTCTTGATTTCTTGGTGACAGCATCTACATACCTTTGCCATAATCTATTGGAGTTCATAGAGACGGTCATCCATTATTTGAAGTTGTCCCTTTATTTCTGTGATTTCCTCCTTAATGAACTGTAGTTCATTTGAGGTTTTTATTACCGCCTCCTTAACCTCTCGGTCTTGAACGGGTAGTTGTTTAGCTTCTTCGATTTGAGACTGAAGGGAGAAGTACATACTTACAAAAGTTGTGACTAGACCCACAATAAAAATAAAATTCTTTGGGGTTAATTTAATCTTTGTGCTCTCACTAATCGTCTCCATCGCTAACTATTTCATAATTTATTTTAACATCCACCGATGAGGTGGAATAGAATCTTACCACAGTGCAACAATATTTGTAGGGCTTCCTGTTGCCCAAACCTTTAACACTTGCACAGGCATAAAGCTTCCTGCAAGAACACCGTTAAATGTGACAACATCACCTCCTGCGGTTGTTACTTTAATGTTTCCCGCTGCTCCAACATAAAGAACACATCCTAAATTAGCATTTTGTTTTCTGAATATTTTATATGATGTTGTTGTTGGAACTGCTACAGTAACACTTAACTGAGTTGCACTATCTACTGCCGTGACTGTAGCAGCAACATTTCCTGCATAAACAATATCTCCAATATTTATTCTTTTATTAATAAAATCTCCCGAAGAGTCTATAAGCTTTAATGCAGCAGCAGAAGTTGTTGTGCTGCTTACTGAAAGAACTGCAGGATTAGGAATGTTTATACTATCACTTGGTATTACTTCTAAGGCTGTTGAAGCCTGTAATTTTTGATAAGCCATCTTTGTCTTTTTGTATACCTACAAAGATAGCATTATTTTTTTATATGTATAAACACCTACTACTCTTCGACAGGTATAGGCTCTGACCATTCAGCACTTGCCATAAGCGTTAAGGCTTGTTCGTGTGTCAAAGTTTGTAAAGG